GCCCCCTTTCGGGGGCCCTCGGTAACCACTAACCTAACCATTTCACAAGAGTGAATGGGTGGTATGGTCGGAAGCCGTGCTTTAGTCTCCTTTGCCTTTGGAGGTTCGAGGTGCCCGTCACGAAGGATAAGAGCATTTTTGTTACGCGCCGTATACGTCAGTATAAGGAATGGCCGTCTATCTCAGAGCAACACTTTGGTAGTACTACCAAATTGGAGCGTTCGAGAACTGGCGAGTCAAACCCTAATTGGCGTGTTCAGGTGCGAAAACAAGCTAATGCTACTACCAACATGACAGGTATATTTGAGGTTTACTCAATCGAACCTGTGGGCGGTAATCGCTGGACTTGTATTCACAAGGACTTCAATTACCCTCCATCCTCGCCCCTCCAATCGGACTGTCGCACGGAGATAACCGGTGATATTGCTGGTTATCCTTTGTACGGTCCCGATTGGACGGTGTCGATCACATCGGCGAAAGCTGTTGAACGGGCCACCTTGTCGTTTCTCAAGAAGGCTCGCCAAGTTCAGGTGGAGTGGTCTGCTCCAACTTTTCTTGGCGAACTTCGAGAGGCGCTCAAGATGATACGCAGCCCAGCGAAGGCCTTGCGTGGGAAATGTGATGACTATCTCAAAGCTTTGAAGAAAGCTAAGAATAGAAATCCCAAAACCTGGCGTAAGACCATAGCTGATAGCTGGCTCGAACATTCGTTCGGGTGGGTCCCTCTTATCTCTGACATTGCAACAGCTCACAAAGCCTACGATAGTCTTGTGAATTCTCAAGATGATCGTCAGGTCGCTGTGACCGGTTACGGTGTCGAAGAAAAAGATGTTCCTTCTCGTACGTATTCGATCCCTAATAGCACAGTCGGCAATAGCGTTATCTTTGGGGACCTTAATAGGGTCTCCACTGAAACCGCCTTCTGCCGTATTCGTGGTATGATGGTTCGTCGAGTTGATGCGACCACTAAGGACAAGCTTGCTAGGATTGGCTTTCAACCTAGCGAGTTCATCCCTACAGCGTGGAATCTTCTTCCCTGGTCGTTTCTCGTAGATTACTTCTCCAATATTGGAGATGTACTTGAGGCGAGTGTCTTTGACCGCAGTCTTCTATCTTGGGCAAACATAAGCACCGTGATTAGTCAGAACACCGACGTATCATGGGCGCCTAATCATGCTGGGATAAAGGCTTATTGCGGTAACTGGTACGTCTCCTCAAGCGGCAGCCCGTCCAAAATGCAGTACAAGCGTCGGACCGTCACGAGAACATCCAATATCTCCATCGGCACACCGTCATTGTCCTTTGAATTACCTGGGACTTTGACTCAGTTTGCCAATATGGGGGCATTGTTTGCCTCTGCTGGTTCGATACATCCCCAACGATTCCGGTTCCGTTAAGGACCGTATATCACAGGAGTTGTATGACCATCACCGTAACTAGTCCTATTACTGGGACTGCTCAGACGGGCCTCACGAGTCCCACCTACACGCACGTCGCTGACGCCGCGCCTACCCCTCAGGGTAAGCAAGTGGCAGTAACTGCGCTTGGTGGTACACAAACAGGCGTTATCGTTCACTCCGTTGCAGCCCCGTTTACGATTTCGGCTTTCCGTCCTGCTGTTTTCAAGCAGCTCGGTAAGGCAAATCCGACGACGGGTCTGATTTCGAATGTCCCGAAGAACCAGTACAAGGTCATCACGCGAAAGGGAGTTCTTCCCTTGGCTGGTCAGCCTTATCAAACCATGCTTGTCACGACGATTATCGACGTGCCTGCAGGGAGCGATCTTGCTGATCCTGCTAACGTGCGTGCTGCTCTTTCAGCCCACATTGGTGCCCTTTCTCAGCAGTCTGCTGGGATTGGCGACACCACTGTGAGCGGCGTAATTTAACTCCTCTATGAAGGTCCTATGCGGTCGCCTAAAGAACAAACTAGTCAACCGCATTTGGATTCTTCAAATGAGGTATTATCTTGCGCCCTGCGGAAAGAAAGCGCTTTATCTGCTGTGTGGGTATTTGATCGTAAGCCTATTAGTGACAACATGTATGCACGTCGCATATATGTTCCACGCATAGTCTTCGTTCCTATACCTGCACGGCCGACTAGCGAGTTCGTCAAGTTTCATCTTTCCGAACTCTCTTTCCGATCGAGACACTCGTAACTTCGAAGGGAACGTCATGCGTCTTAACGCTGAGGTACTCCATTCCTACCTTAAACTTGATTTGTATTCGGCGGGCTGGTTAGAAGTAGAAGATCATCCTACTCTAACTAAGCGCCAACTGGCCATGAACAGCATCAATCGCTCATTATTGAAGAAATTCCATAATGATGAGACAGATGTTGAACGTGATCAGAAGGCCCTTGCACTTTTCTTAGAGTGCAATGATAGATGCGCATCTTTTGGCACTATCCAGCCGCGTCGTCTAGATGAGGAATACGTCATAGGCGAATTGAGGAGCATCGTCTATGACTTCTTTTACCCTTCTTCAGGTAAAAGCGCATCTAGAGAGCCACTTCTCCTTAACGGACCCGCAATAGCACGCGGTTTCGGATGGGGCAGTGGCTCCAACATCGGGAGTTCATCCACCGACTTCTTCACGAAGTTGGCGAACTCCAAGATGTCGACTACAAACCAAGGGCTGCCGTTACTCTTTCGGCAGGCTATATCTAGTGACAAGTTATGGGCCGGCGTTGAAGCTTTCCGGCACAAGACTTTTGGCACTGATATAGTAAAAGGTAGCCGTCTTTCATTTGTCCCGAAGTCCAGGAACATAAGCCGGACCATATGCACCGAGCCCCTTCTGAATATGCTTTACCAGAAGGGTATAGCGAGTGTTCTTGAGGGACGTTTGCGGGAGGTCTTTAACATTGACCTGTCCTTACAGCCCGATAGAAATGCTCGTTTGGCTCGTTGTGGCAGTATTGACGGAAGGTTTGGTACCATCGACCTTTCATCAGCTTCTGACACTATTTCTATGTCTCTTGTCCGGGAACTGATTCCACGTGAAGCGCTTAATTGGCTTCACGTTTGTCGGTCACCTAGGACCATCCTTCCAGATGGTCGAGAGATAGAACTGCATATGATATCATCGATGGGAAATGCTTATACGTTCCCATTGCAGACGATGATATTCGCCAGCTTAGTTAAGGCTGCTTACAAAGTTTCCGGGATTCGCTTCCAGAAACCATCGTTAGCTACGGACGGCAACTTCGCCGTTTTCGGGGATGATATTATAGTTGATCATCGGGTTTACGACCTGGTGACTCGCTGTCTTACCATCCTCGGATTTACCGTTAACCTTAACAAATCCTTCAATGAAGGATTCTTCCGCGAGTCGTGTGGCAGTGATTACTATCACGGCTACAATATCCGGGGTGTTTATATTCAAACCCTTTTGGATAGTGGCGACTTGTACTCAGCTATCAACAGACTCAACAGGTGGAGCGCCTATCATGGAATCTTTCTTACCAGAACCGTCGGCTATCTTCGTAGTGGCTGCCGTTTTCTTGGCATCCCTTATGATGAAGCCGATGATGCGGGTATTAAAGTACCATTGGCGCTTATTAGGAATGTTCGTCGAAATCGCAACGGAGCCGTTAATTATTTGGCTCTTTGTCGTGTACCTCGCCGCGTGTTCCTTCCACCTGATGATCCTACAGTCACTCCAAGCCTAGCCGGGAGGGTACGCAAGCTTAGGGTTTTATTGCCTAAGTTCGTGTACCACCCAGAAGGGCTTCTAGTTTCTGTATTAGCTGGGCACCTTCGGGACGGCCATATTACCTTGCGTTCTAAGGGTAATAAGACCGTGCTACGGAAGCGTTGTACTCCTTGTTGGGATTACATTGCTTCCTACCGGAACGAGAGTTCCGGTTTCGGTGATCGCTGGAAGGCGTTCACCGAGGCGAACCTTGTAAGTTCGCTCCTCGGACATTAATTTGTCCTAAACCCTGGGAGTTAGGCCGTATTGACCTTG